TTACAAATGAAAATGCATCAGATGAATTTGTTTCTATCGCAGTAACTGGCGGCAATCCCTTTTCACCATAATTGTATAATTGTATATTACCTTCAAATTGTATAATAGGTCTTTTGGCTCTTTTTGTTTGATCTAAAGATACGGTATGTCCATTGTATGTTGCAGTATTTGTTAAAACACTTTCATGAAACCATCTATTAGATCTAGACCACGCATTAAAATCTTTACTATTTCTGTTTATAGTAAAATAGTCTTTTGATTTTGGCACATCAAAGCCAGCATCCCATGGATTCTCATCAAAATTTTCTGTACCATCGGCATCCCAAACTATTGTAGCAGAAGTCGTACTGTAAGTTTCAGGTACGATCATTCTATCTGTTGACATTAATACAATCTGATCACCAACACCTTCAACATAAAATTCTTTATTTTTATAATTTGCTGGTATTGTTCCAGCAAATTTTATTTTTAATCCATTCTCAAATACAACAGAATTAGGTGTAGTATATTCTTTTTTACCTAAAACTTCTGTGGTTATATCAACAGTAGTAAATCCGTCTTCTAAGTCTTCGATAACAATTGATCCTTGCATTGAAGTATGATTACCACAAGAATAAAACAATATATCAGGTAAAGAACTACTTGCGTCTGACTCAGGTACTGAAAACGTTACTGTACCTTCATCTTGTCCTTGATTAGTAACATAATCAGTTTCGTATTGTAAAGTCGATCCGTCAATTTTAGATGTTTTAATATAAAATGGATGTCCTTTAGCATCAACTTCAAATTTATAAGTATTACCTCTGTATAATGTTAATACAGGATTATCACCATTATATCCTGAAAAATTATACCCACTAGAACCATTACTGGTTACTTTTATTGTGCTTATACTTCCTGGCCTTGTAATATCAACTTGAACAACAGAAGGTCCTTCTGGTAACCAATAATAATGTCTATAATTTATTAAAGGATCGATATCAACTGGGGGTGCCCAAGAATGAGATTGTTGCTCAAATAAACGATGATGATTAGTTTTATTACCACCTAAGAATTCTATTTGATTAATAAGATCAACATATGATGCATAATAATCAATTGTACCATCATCTTTTTTATAATTTACACTTGGTTCTAATTGATAACTTTGCCTATCATCAGTATTTTCTGTAAAATACGTATCAGTAGATTTATAACTTGGTCCTTTTTTCGACCCTACAAACCCACTAATCTTTTCTAATTCACCTTTTTGAGTAAATTGATCTAATGTTGCATTTAAAAACTTTTTATTTCTTTCGGTTTGAAATACTTCAGGAAGTTGTTTAGTGGTTGTTCTAGACACCGTGGCCATTTATTAGTACCCCGAAGATGTTGATGTTGTAGTTGTTGATGTTGTAGTTGTAGTAGACGTTCCTGTCGACCCACCCGATGTTGCTGTAGTTGTTGTTGCTGAAGAAGTAGATGATGTTACTACTGTACCACTTGCTCTTAAATTTCCTTGTGAAATAGATGATATAATTTCTACATCACTCACAGTAGCACCACTAATGAATATTTCATTACTATTTGATTCTATCTGGAATAATGATCCAAATACTGTATCTTCTTTATTTGGAACAATAACAACCGAACTCACTTTTGGAGCCAATGTATTATGAATATATGTTGCTAATTCTGTATAAAAAAACGAATCACCAAAAGTCCAATTTTCTAATGCAAAATATTGATTAATAGCACCTACTACAGAAGTTTTAATATCATTATCAGTAATTGTTAAGTCAGAATTTTTAATAACCTTAAATGTAGCCTGTAATGTATTATCTGCATTAGGACCAAATAACATTTTATATTTTACTGGTCGATATACAATCTCATCTGAAACATTTTTATATTCAGACAAGGTTGGATTATATGATGTTCTTAAACTTGATGTAGTTGGAGCAGTTGGTTCACTTCCTATTTGCCCATTTTGAATCCATTGTCTATATTCTGTATCATATGCAGTAGTTAAAATATGTAAATCAATTAAATTACTTACTGATGGATCTATTCTACGATCATACCTTGCGGCGTGTTCATAATTATAATTTAAACTATCTCTACCAACAACTGCTTTATATGTTGAACTCACATCTACTAAAGCACCTATTGATGAATCATATTGCTTAATGGTACCTTGACTATAGAAATGAAAAACTTGTCCATTAACATAATCTGTAAGTGTAACAGCACTATCTGTTGATGCTCTAACAATATCAGAACTTGCAATAGTATCGTAATAGTCTGATGCTTTTGTTATATCTTTTTTAAAGTACACATATTTTTCAGACACATTTGTTGATGGAGCAACAATTGAATCAAACAAATCTGGATTATCAACTGCACCATCGTCATCTGAATCTCTGAATGAAACATATACTTCTCTAGTATCATTATAACCAGTGCTTAAAACTCTGTTACCAACAATAGCAAAAGAATAATCTTCTGTAAGTTGAACTGTACTATCAGGCATAGTATTAAATTTTAAAACTTTTATTTGGTCGTTTACTATTTTACCTGTTGTTGCATTAAAGATTTTTTGATCATCATCAAAGAAAAATCTATTTTTACTTGCTGATCTAAACACATATCTAAGGGATCTATACTTAATTGTATAAACATTATTTGTTGCTACTAACTGTAATACCCAACTAGCATCTAAATTTGTTTCTGTAGTATCACCTTGATTACTTAAATCAAAAGTTGCATCTTGATTTAAATTTTCTTCAGCAATTAATTGCCAAACACCAGTATCTATATTAAATGTTAATCCAAATGTAGTATAATCTTTTATATAAGAAATTGCCGTAGTCTCAATTGAAACCGACAAATCAGAACTATATGCAGGTATAATTTCAGTTAAAATTGAATCAGTAGGTACTTTATCAACTAAGGTAATAGGACCTGTTCCATCTTCTAAATTACCTGTTCCATAATTTGATCCATCTAAAACAACCTTACTAACTTTAGTCCATAGTACTGATGATGATCCGCTATGCCCAACGGCTCCCGCCATTAATGTACCATTGTCCATAAAATGATATCCAGTTGGTGGTTCAAATTTTAACAATGAACCAACTTTTAAATATTTTAAATTTGTTGTAGTGTAATCACCTACCGCTAATGCTCCAGTTTCTAAAACGTAACCTGTATATGCGTTTGTGGCAGATGAACTTAAATTCCAAGTGTATGCTGTTCCTGTACTTTGACGTGTATAACTACCATAATAAAAATCTTTAATAGCATATGATTTTAATAATGGTTCTATTGTATTTTTTATAACATTTTGTATATCACCACTTGATGTAAATGAAAATTGTGTAGACGATGTTGCTTCTTCTTTATAAACAATACCTTCATCTGAAAAAATATTTGTACTAGAATATGCTCCAGTTGGATCTATTAAATCATAATAACGAGAAATACCAGAAGCAGTCCTATTTACTGCTTTAGTTTTTGCAATTCCTTGGAATTGTGTTAAAGGAACTATTTGATAATCTTCCGCAGTAGTCATTCTGTTATTTGTATAATAAGCCTGAGGGGCATTTGCTTTAATATCCGCATTGCTTTCAGTTACTGTTGCATTATCAACTGTATTTTGAAGACTCATTGAAACTGTTAATGTGTTAGTTTGTCCTTTTGAATTCGCATAAACAAATGACGCAGAAACATTATTCATGTCTTTTGGTCTTATTGTATAAGTTTGATTTATACTAGATCTATAATATGCTCGGAAAAGACCTTTTGGATTATCTCCAAACACACCATCAGCAAAAACTAAATCTATTTGGTCATTTGCTCTTGTGTTTACACTGAACAATTTTCTAATAGTTTCACTAACAGAATTATAAATTACATTATTACCTGTAACTGCAGGAACTTTGGTCCAAGCATTATCTAATGTACCAGACTCTGTTAAATCATATAACCAAACATCGGAATTGTTTACATTATTTTTATCTATAGATACAATTGTATTTGGTGACGGATCAGTAACCGTAAACTCACTAAAGCCTAACGATCCTTGTTTAAACATTGTAAAAAATCCTGTATTAGAAGATGCATTACCTTGTCCATCAGCACGATATAAAAATCCAAATCTATTACCAGGTATTGGTGATTCTTCATAAATGTAATTCTGATTCCTAGTTGTTGCACTAACCAATTCAAATTGCATTTGCTGAGAATTAATAGCACGACTAAATTTAAAAATTGGAAGATCTATATTAGTTGTAGCAAATTTATATTGATGAGTTGTAACTCCACCAATTAAATCTCTAATAGCAGGAGACCCAAATTTTTGTGTACCTGATAAAGATGCATTTATTATAGTAATAAATTGTTCAAACCAATTTGAATTTGTAGGATCATTCCAACTAATCAAAGTATTTGATAAGTCTGATCCATTTGAATCTGTCACTGATTCTGTTGTTGAAACACTATTAATTTTAAGCAATCCAGCCGCTGAAATATTTCTTTTTGGCACATAACTTAATAATCGTGCAAGACGTAAAATACTATCTCGTCTTTGAGCAGTATCTATAAAATTTTCTCTTGCATTAAGATCTACTCTGAAACTTAAATTTTGTCCTAAATATGCAATCAAGTCAATAAGTGCAATATATTCACTTGATTCAATGTAATCATTAAAGTCTTCTGGATAGTTTGAACGCAGATATTGAATCATTGTTCTACGTATTGTATCGAAATCATATGATAAAAAATCCGCTTGTTGGAAAGATCTATAAATCTTCTGCCAATCTTGAGATATCAGTAATGAGTTTTGTCTATCTGTTGTTGCCATGTTCTATACGTATTTATTTTAAATATAATATGCGTATATTATTAGTATGTTGGTGCCACTTCACCTGTTGCAGAAACATCTACATTATTAGTTGGAGCCGATGATTCTACTGTTAAACCTGCATCTTGGTCAAACATAAGTGATAAATTTTCACCTATATTATATGGTACATAAGTTATTTCTAAAGCAATAAGAAGTCCATGTTCTTCTTGTTGTATTCTAAGAGTATCTAACCTCCATCGAGGATCTTGTTCAACTATTGAAATCATATCTTCTTCTACTGCTTTTGATACATCAGATGAAAAAGGTTCAAACAATAAATCCCAAATAATTGTACCATAATCAGGATTTTCTAACTTTTCACCCTTTTTAATATACAAACTATTCAACAAATCAGTCCTTGCTAATTCATAATCATACAATGTATTACTATCAAAGTCTCTATTAACAGTAGAAAACCCAATGTAAGTTTTAAGTCTACTTGGTTCTACTACTTTATCACTTGTTGTTGTTTTTACTAATTTTACTTTTGCCATATTATCCTACGTTTACGTCTCCCGAACCTCCTACTCTAGCATGACCACAAGTATCTGTATTACCTGTAGTGTTAATTGCAATTCCACCTGCTTTAACAGTAGAATTCCCACCTTGTGTGTCCCAGGCAAGATTGGCGTGTAATCCTATACCATGTCCTGTACCTTTAGAACCATCAACTGCAACAACCAATGAATTGGCTTTTACAGTACTTTGAGGTATTGTAGTAATAGCACCTCCTCCGGCATTTGCATCTGTCATTCTTTGTATTGCTGGCATACTGTATTTACTCCACTCTTTTACTCAAATCATTTGCTTCTTTTTGTTCTTTACTTGGTTCTAAATATTCTCTATCTGTGCGATCTAAATTTACTGTGTCTCTAGTTTTATTTTCATGCTTTGTCCATGCTTCGTGAATTGGCATACGTTTCATAATACTCTTTAACTTTAATGTATCACCACGTGCTGATGTTGGTGTTTTGCTGGTTGTATTATATGGAAATACATATTGGGTATCAGTATTAACTAAATCATGAGTTAGTAATGGTGGAATTGTGGCTTGTTCTGCCGTAGCAGATGCACCTGCTGTTGTAACCGAAACTGTACCACTATTTAAATTAATATCTCCTCCATCTATATCTGTACCAGCATTTGATACTTGTAATTTTGCTGTACTTTTTAATGACGTGTCAAGCACACTATCAACACTTACTTTACCTGACGTTTTTAAATTAAAGTTACCTACAACATTATCGTCATCAGTAACTGCTTGTAAGTTTATATTTGATGTTAAGCTATCATCAACGTTTGCTGAATTACCTGCAAGTATGTCAACATCTCCTGTTGCGTGTATTCTTACATCTTTTCTTGGTTGTACCACATCATCTACAGTTTTTGCCACTTGCGTTGCTCTAATATCTATGTGTCCACGTACTGATTCCATTTTAAAATCTTGATTTACTTCTATAAATCCATGTCCGCCAACTTTAATTTCTGTTTCTGCCATTGACTCTAATCTAATTGCACCAGTTGATACATCGTCTAACTTCTCATCATGATAAGCATTGGCGTCTTTTTTCCATGTTCCTTCTGCCTTCATGTTAATATTTCTACCTGCTTCAATGTTTACATCTCTATCTGCTTTAAAATTAAAATCTGTTTTAGTGTGTACACTAACAGAATCACCAGCAAATATATCAATCTTACCATCTGCTGTAAATTCCATCCATGCCTTGCCATTTGCTGATCCAATATAAATCAATCCGTCTGTATCATGCATCACAATTTGATGTCCTGTGCGTGTACGCAATCGTATTAACTCGTTATTATGAAATCCTTGAATTCTACCTCCAAGACTTTCTTGTGGAGTACCATCATCCATAACAAATGTATGACCACCTTGCCTAGAATTGGCTCTTCCGGTTACACGTCTTTCTTTATCCATAAGTGAACCATGAATATTACCTTGTTTAGCATCTGAAATTTGCCCAAAAAAGTCTACTGGACCAGGTGTTGATATGCCAAACACTTGAGACGGAGTCTCTCGTCTTGCAGATGATGATGTATTACCTCTAATATTATCATTTGCTAACCCTTGGTCTATTAATATATCAACAAATGGATGCAATGGTTTTTCAGTTGCATCTATAGCCTTAAGATCTGGATTTGATTTGTTATATTCAGTAACAGGAGCATTAGGAACTTTTAACTTAACCAATTGTGCATCATAATCAGGTGATTCACTATCAATTTTCTTTAATGTTGAAGATGGATTGCCAGGAATCATATTATTCATATATTGATCCATTGGATATCCAATAATATACCCTTGTGAAAGATCTCCTTGATCAAACATTACACCAACTTTAGTATCTAAATCTGGTGGTGGCATCCACATACCGTATGATTTTTGTGTTTTACTCCAGTCACTTGTACCTGCTACAGACAAGTCTCCAGGTGTAACACCATAAAAAGGAGATAATGTTCTACACCAAACCCATGTATTCGGATTTTGTTCAATACCTCCAAAGTTTTTAACAAATATCTGCACACGACCCATGCGTTGTGGATCATTTGTACGTTTAACTTTGCCAATGTATAATGCATTAG